CCAACAACTGAGTATGCCCAAGCTGTCCACTAACCGGAGCTTTATACTCACACCCCCAACCAGCGAAGACTTGAGTAAACCAAACAGGGTTACTCTGGAGATCAAGCAAGGAACTCCCTAGAAAATCCTGAAGCTCATCGTTCGGGCAATTGGCTATCGTAAAGTTGTAGGCGTTAATCATGTCTAGCTTTACGGTGTTGCTAACATTATTGCCGGGCAACCATGCTATTAGCTTGTCGGATACGGGGGGTGAGGCAGTGCCTCGACCCAACATCGGGGATATTACTGGGCTAAATATTGGTGACAATACCGGAGATAACATTACAGGTTAGCCTCGTCTTCATTTGACTTGTCTCTAATTGCCTTAACCTGTCCCCATACCGCAAGAGAGTCATCCACTAAAGATTGTTGCTCTGTTGTTAAAGTGCTTGATGCGCTGATGAATGTTTGTTGCATAGCGCAAATTGCTGTTAGCATGTTTATCTGTTTTGTTATCGGCACTATTGCAAGTATCTCCTTATTAGCCTTTTGTTTTATTCTGGCTACCTCATTTTCCTTGGCTTGTTGCGGTGTGAACTCTGGAGTTAGCGCATTCCCGTCTTTCGCCAGCCATGCGGCTATAATCTTACTTGTAGGGTTGCCCATAGGGACGTGGTGCTTCCCGTTTACAACATGCTTTTCGCCAGTCCTTGTAACAGTTATTATACTTTCTATTGTTATCAATTGTTCACCTCGTTAATAGATTTCGTCATCGATAGTTACAGAGACTTTCGACAGTGCGTATCCATGGGCGATGGGGACAACGCTATATATAAACCCATTTCCCGAATAATACTCTACACTTTCGCTGGCTTTATTTGTCTGTGCCCCGATGTCGTCAAAGCTGATTACGGGGGTTATTGTCCTTGTTACCACGGGCAAGCCAACACTACAGGCCAATGGCCCCCATGTGTAGCACTCCCCCCCTGCCCCCGCCACAGTTTCAAGATAATATGCTTGGCATCGCGCCTCTGTCGTAATCTGATCCTCAACTTCAAAGTCTGTTGCGACATCCCCACACTCCAACTGCACCATAGTGGCTTTCAGTTGACCACCTCCCGCCCCCACAAAGAAAGCAACGGCCAGCGAGTCGGACGCATACAGGGTGGTGTCTAGCTCTATAGTGTTCCACCCGACAGATACTACCAAAGACCCTGTGCTTTCTGTGCTTGTTTGTATGCGATATGTAACATTTACCGCCACGGAAGCATAGAACGACAAAGCTAGGGTTCTATTGGCATACTCCCTGCCAGCAACAACCTGTTGCATGCGGACTGAGGCAACAACAGGGCCGACATTCCAGTTTAAAGCATCATATGTAACCCCATCATCGGCCACAAGGCTGTCGGCTGACATCGTGGACGTGATTCCCAGTTCACTATCAAACCTAAACCTGCTAGGCCCATACACCCACGATGTTGTGGTGTTGCCAATAGACACCCCTCTTGGCCAGTCTGTCAATGCGCCGTTTAGCAATATATTTTTTCTTGGCTGTAACGCCTTTGCAATATTGGTGACATTTGTTGCGGTCAGTGCGTACAGCTCCGCATCATTATCGTTTATCTTATCCCTAACAATATCGCCTTTCTCTCCGTTGCCTAGTAGCTGTTGAGCCATTATTTGTCCTCCATTTCTGCAATTCTTAGCTCTAACTTCTCGATTTTCTTTAGTGCCATGTCCATTGCTAAGACTAATGCTGGGGTTACTTTTGACTGATCGACACCAGCAGGGGAAACAGTGCCAATTACTGGATCACCATTCTTATCCACTTCCCCAGTGTCGTAATCTTCACCAATTTTCCCAGACCTTGGGCCATTACCTTCTGTTCCCACATCTCCACACAATGGGAGGTCGATAACAGAATGTGCATTAAACCCGACTATTTTTTCTTCACTGCTGTCAGAAAGAAAGTGAAATTTCCCGACACAATTACTTATGCTTGCGATTAATTCAGAGATCTCAACGTCAGAAAGACTCTCAAAGGAGGATTTAAGCCTAGGGTCTGAGGTTGTGGCATAGATTGTACCAGTTCCACTGGTCCTAATGCTCCCCACTTCCCCGTGGCCATTAACAAAGGCCATCTGGGATGTTAGTGCTGTTGTGGTTTGAGAAAGGTAAATGGCCCCATTGCCGATCAGAGCCCCATTACTCCCCCCACCATAGTCATAATCCCCCTTCTCGAAGTTGCCACTTGACGTCACCTTACACTTCACGGCCCCACCCTGAGCCAAATACAGTTCTTGTCCAGTAGCAGAATTTACCATTGTTGCCCCAGCACTATCTTGCCTAATGGCAAAATCAGCAACTCCAACCATATCAAAATGGCTTAAAAAAGCATGGTCAGAGACTCCCCACAACCTAGCCCTACCAAAAGTGTGGAGTGAGTCTGTATTAGCACTTGCTGTTATTGTCCCGTCAATTACACTATTGCCAGTGTTTGTTGTTGATCCGTCAGCATTGACAGTAAATGCCGTGCCACCATTAATTGACATTGTAATAGTCTGGCCAGCAATAGCGTTGATATTGATGGCGCTGGTTGTTCTGTCTCTTGCCACCTCGCTACGCAGTTCAATGATATCAAATCGTGTCCCGTTATAGGTTGCCAGGACAAAGTCACCAACGGCCATATAGCCAGACGGCAAATTCTCGCCAGTTGAATAACGGAGATCCTTAACGCCAAGACCTGCGACATTTACTGTGCATGCTCCAGTATTGGCACTAGTCACAAACCACCCAATGATTAAGGGGTTGCTGTAGCTAGTGACAGGTTTTAATGTCCCTGCCCTAGCCAAAACAATCGCATCCCCACTACCACTGGCCACATAGACCCAAGATGCGCTTGCATATTTAGCAATAGCCTCGGCCAGCATATTCTGGTTAACGTCTGGCCCTGCCTCGGGGTCTAGCGTGATCCCTGCTGTCGTAACGATGTCTTGCAGTTCTTTACGCAAGTTTACATTGAAGACCTCATCAGGCAGGGTGTCAACGCCATTAGTTTTGGCTGTTACATTTCTCATATTGTACCTTGTTCGTAGATGTCAATTAAAACATTAGCAGGTGCTAACATGTCAAGTATGCACTGTAAATTAGTTGCGCCACCGGAGGAAAACGGCAACGGGAATGGCAAAGGAAACAAGCTACTACTCGGTGGCAATTGTAACAACTCAACAACTATCGTATGCTTGTTCTCTTTACTTGTGCCCGAAAGCTTAGAGTCGCCGGGGAAGATATTAACTTCAAACCCGAAATCTAGCGCAACTCGTGCAAAGTCCTCGCCAAGCTGAACGCCGCCAAAGTTATTGAATTTATTAAGAACCTGTTTTCTTCTGACGGGCAATGTTTCGCTTGTCTCAAAACAACTACACGGTATCCCCACAGACGTTTCCCATTCGCTTATCATTTCGCTCGTTGTATTAATGCCAAACTCATCCCATATTCTTTTAATCAATAGCTGGAAACGATTAAACTCTTTACTGAGCGCATTAACCAACATGCCCAGCTTAGTAGAAACAATATATTTAGCGTCCCACAACCGGCCATCAGGCAAGTGTTTAGCCAGCAAGTGATGTTGCTTATCTTCGTTGGCATCAAAAAGACTCATGGCATTGTCACCGTTCCGATTACGCCAATCTCGTTTGATGAAACTGAAACATCGCCGGATGGGCTAGTTAGTGTAAATGAGTTCAGAATATCCCCATTTGTCGGATCAATAGTCCCGATAATTGCAGAACTATAAGCATCCTCCGAAACATCAGTGTCAAATGTAACTTTATCCCTGTAAAACGCTTCAAGATTCGCATTAATTGCGTCTTGCATAGACGGGGTATTGGGATAGATTGCCGAAAATGTATAGTTTGTTGTTACTGGGGTTGGGGCTAACACGTAAAGATCAGCCTCTGCGGATTGCGCTGGCAAGTCTTCAATTAGCCGAGTCTTGACTGTTAGCAACTCAGAAGCGTCTGGAATTATTGAACCCTCGTCGCCGTCTCGCACAAACAAGACAGTTACATCGCCGACCGCTGGTGTTATTCGTTTTACTAACACACGGGTAACACCACTAACGTCTAAGCAAGCCTTGGTTATTGCGCCGACACTAAAGTTTGCAACCGGATTAGACCGACTACTCAACACTCGCAAGTACAAGGCAGGGTTACTTTCTGCCCCTGTTCCGCCTGCTATTGCGCCAAACTGAGTATATGCGTCTGTATTTATGCCTGCTTGAGTTATGATTAGCGACATTTTAAGCCCTGCAATAACGTTAACACCAGTGCCGGTATCTTGTGACTCTAACGTCACGCCAACATAATCACCAGTGGCTGTGATTGTGCCAGTTGCAGGAGTTGCAGGAGCGCCAAGCACCTCAAACGTAAACTTATCATCGTCCGTAACGGTAATAACATGCGACCCGTTATATTCGGTTTCAACAGCGCCATCAATAAACAGGGTTACTTCGCTTGATAGTTCATGGTCGGTAGATGTCACAGCAGTGGCCAGATTCCCGACTCTGGTTATAGTAATAGAGCTAACAACCTGTGCAATAGTCCCACCATCGGTAACAGTGTAAACGTTGTTTGACTCAGACCGATAGCCAACCCCCACACCTATCGATTTACCAACAGTGCCAGTTATTGTTATCTTGCCAGTTGCAACATTTCCACCGTGCCGAACTATACCCTCGTAACCAGCCCAACGTTCAAGAGCATCCCCTGAACATGTTTCTGGGAATTGCTCATTTTCTAATTGCTGTAGTAGTAAAACATTATCATAATGTCGCCCACCGCAACTGTCAGTAATAGCACGGATAAAGCTACCAAAAAGGTTTGCTGGGTTGAGATCAGGAATAAGACTTGAAACATCTAGTCTAACTCTGTCAATTATTGTTTTGTAGTCTGGAAAAGATTTCATATTTTATTATCCATCAGTCTATCCATAAGGCGTTATCATCCCAATAGCCATCATTCCAGTAACCCGTGGCCAAAATCCAACTGCTATCAAGTGATTTTAGGACTTCCTCTGCAACTGGGGGACAACCGTTTATAGTGTTATGCCAAAGTTGAACATAGATGTTTGACGTTACCCCGTCTGAGGATGTTATTTGCACATCTAGCTCTATGCCTGATCTCGGCACTATTTTGCCAGAAACCAGAATCTTTACACATACATTATCTTCAACCAGCCAAGACAGCGATTTGTTGGCATAATCAACAGCATTGTTCAAAGCGTCTTGATCTAGTCTTGACTGTTCTAGCAACCACAGCTTGCCGCCAAGGTCACGCCCGACAACAGGGGTTGCAACATTGCCAAGCCAGCCACGCCTAAGCTTGGGGTCGTAGACCTGCGAGTCTGTCGCTCTGCTATCTGTTAGCAATGAGAGATAAACAGCCGTATCAAGTCCACAAGTTGGCTTGATATCACCTTCCTCAAATGATATATCCCATATCCCGTTTCCTTGCGAAACGCCTATGTCAACTTTGTCTATTGTCATCCAACACCCGGATCAGTTGTCCCATCCCCACCGGAGTCTGTCCATGTGTACGGGTGGCCATGCCCTGTAAGCGTCACTGCCCCAGCCGTAACCTCTCCGGTGGCTGTCATGTCTCCAGTGGTTGTTATGTCGCCATCCACAGTGAGGTTGCCAACAATATTAACATTGGGCGCTTCAACATCCACATCTCCATTCTCGTTCATAACAACAAAACTTTCGGTTAGCGTGTTGTAAAGAGCAACTTCTCCTTCTTTAAGGTCTTTTTTCCGAGCGAGGAAATCATTTTGAAAGCCGAACTTATTTGACTCATCACCATTGCTGGATAATAGTAAAATATGAGAATTGCTAGGAGGATTAGAACAGATACCATAAACCGACATTCTGACGAAATCAGAGACTTTTTGGTTAGATGTTGCTTGAGCTTTGGGGTAATCGTCTGAATCAGAATTAACTAAAGAAGTGTATCCCTGTTTTATCATTTGCAATATTCGACTCATCAAACAAATGCCTCTTCTGGGATTGCGTCAAGTTCTGCCTTGACTGTGTAAGCGTCTGGCAACGTTAAAGCTATTGTTGTA